TTCAGAAAACCAACTATTCCACCAATGTGTGTCCCATTATCATTGGTAGTTGGTATGACACTAAATACTCTAATAAAAGTATTCAGTCCATCTATTATCAACACATTTTCATTTGGATTATCTCCAAGTTCCGAGCCGCCTTGTTCTTTAATGTCGTTGAGAATTGATAAATATTTCTCTTTATTCATCCCCAATAACTTCCTTTGTATATTCTACATCATCAATACCCACATTACCGGTTTGGTATTGTAGAATAGATTTTTCACAAATCTGTTTGTATAAATGATTACGAAGTCCGTCATTACTTTCCATTAACTCTTTGAAGTCTTTTGATTGGAATTTATATTCTTTTTTACGATATTCTAAGGTATACCAAGCACCAGCTGATTTTACCAACTTGTGTTCTTTCATTACACCTAACCAACCGCCATAGTTATCAATTCCGGAATCAAAATACATATCGTAGTCTGCGTGTCTCAATGGTGGCCCTAATCTGTTTTTCACAATTTGAGCTCTACACTTCATACCCAAGACATTCTTTTTCTTAGTGTCTTTGATTTGTCCCATATTTTTTAATCTAACACGGGTTGAAGCGTGAAATGGTAATGCTTTACCACCACTCGTAGTCCACGGGTCTCCAAACATAACACCTAATTTTTGTCTTAACTGATTTGTAAAGACAAGTGCTACTTTTTGACGACCAATCATTTGAGTTATCTTACGAAGTGCTTTTGAGATAACGATTGCTTTTGTAGTCGCATATCCGTCTTTACCAAAGTCTGCTTCTATTTCAACTTTTGTTGATGTAGCCGCTAGTGAGTCTACCAAGATAGTTACTAATCTATCTTTGTCTGATTCACGAACTTTAGTAATGATATCTTCAATGGCTTCAAATATATCTTCTACACATTCAAAGTGTAGATATAATAATTTACTTACATCAACACCAATAGCTTCCAAGAAATCTCTACTGACTGATGTTTCTGTATCCATATAAACTGCGATACCACCTTTCTTTTGAGTTTCTGCAAGTATGTGAGATGCAAGTAATGATTTACCACTTGATTCTAATCCGTTGATTTCTGTGATTCTACCAACTGCAATACCTCCGTCTTCACGATTAGATATTGCTAAATCTAACATTGAAGACCCTGTTGAAATAAAGTCTTTAATGTCTGTTGGTGTATCATCACTTCCGTCAAGGAAATATGCTACTTTGTTGTCTTTGAACTTTTTGTTCAGGTTATCGGCTATGATATTAGCCAAATCGTCTTTTACTGACATTTTCTACTCCTTAGTTATTAAATAAATCGTCGAATTGTTGACTAGCGTCTTGAACTTTTGAAGCTGATTCTTTTTTAGCGTTATCTTCTGCTAACTTTTTATCAAATTCATTTACTGGTTTTTCTTCCTTTTTTTCAGATGAAGTTTCATCATCAGGATTTAACCATTCGTTCAATACATTTGTAAGTTCCTCATAAGAAAATTCACTGTAAATATCAGTAATTTCTTTTTGAGTTTCTTTGACTCTTTCTAACACTTTAGTGTCTTCTGTCAATGGTGTCTGATTTGGTTTAACTCTGATTGTAGTAGATGGGAACGATGCTCCTGTCTCTTCAGCAGTTTTAAACTCTAATGTAACATCACGACCATTTTTCGGGTCTGAAATGTCACCATAATCAGGGTCTGCGATTATAGAAAGAAGTTCTTGATAAACTGTCTTTCCAAAACCCCAAAACTTTACACCCTCTGATTCTTCTCCACGAACAATAACAGGTGCGAAAGTTCTCATTTTTGCTTCAAGTTTTCTACCTAAAGTGAAATCGTCTTTACTTCCTGTTGTTTTTAGTCTTTGTGAAAATTCTTCAATTGGGTCTGGTCTACCGAAAGAAATTGGTGAAAGATAGTTCTTACCACCTAAATTATAGTGAAAAAATAACTCTATAAATGGTGTGTCTGGGTTGAATTTGTAAGGAACTATTCTAACTTGTTGTTTTCCTGGTTGCGGTTTCCAAAGATTTGAAGTTCTTGTGTTTGTTGATTGTAACTGATTTAACCTTTTTTTAATTGCGTTAATATCCATTTTTAATCTCCTCTTTTTTATTTTTTAATTAGTTAATTGTTATTCAGTAATAAATATAAAGAACTTTTCTAAAATACCAAGCTATTTTACCATTCTTGAATATTTATTATTTTGAATATTTTTGTAGGGATAATATTCAAACCCTCTTCATTTGTCAATAGTAAATTGTTGTAATATCTTTCCCAAGGGATTGGAAATGACTTATCCAATACTCCGTTGTTTAAACTTCTAATCGCTTCGTTTAATGCGTTAATTGTATAAAGTGTGTTGGATTGTTTTTTTCTATGTAAAGAGATAGTTCCGGATATGGCTTCATCTCCGTCATAATAATCCTCAACCATTTCTATATTATAAGTGCAAATTAGTTGTCCTGCGTCGTCTTCATTTTGAAATACATAAATTTTGTCAAATAAAATTGTATAAGAATCTATAATTGAATCTATAATAAGGTTTAACTTACTATGTGTTGTAAAGGTGCATAATAATTGAGTTTTCATTTTTTAGCTTTCTCACTAACTTTATTAATTATACACTCTCTCATATCTACTCCGTGTTTACTATCTACTTTATCAGAAGTTCCGGCTGTTCTAAATTCATCACTCATTAATTCTTTACCACCACTTTCCTTATCTGATTTTACTGATATTTTTCCAGTTTCTGCGTTAACTTGACAATTTTCTCTTAAATGCTTTTTCAATCCTTTTCTATCGCCTGGTGGTATATCATAACCGGATAATTCGGCTAAACAATTTCTAATATCACTTGCTTTGGCTCCAACAATTCCCATTTGTTGAATAAATTTATGGTCTCTGTCATCTTCTAAATCAATTAAGTCATTGTAGTGTAATGCATCTAATACTGATTCAATATACGCTTGTTTATTAGGGCCGTTCTTTGGTGGTATTCCTTGTTTTTCAGCTTCCTCTGGATTGTCTTTTGCCCATTGTTCATCAGCATCATCCATAGCTTTAACGGTATCTTTGTAAACTTCATCAATAGTGTTTTGTTCTGTTTTCTTTACATTTGTAGATTGACTAAGTGATTCTGAATCTCCGTCTTTTTGTTTATCATAAATTGATTTTTCACCACCACGCTCTAAATGTTCTTTATAAGTGGTTTCTACTAAATCATCTTCTTTCTTTTGTCTATCACTAGCTTTTTTCTTTTTATTATCCTTTAACATTTTTTCAATTTCTTTTTGTAATTTAGATAATAAATCTCCTCCGTATTTTTCATCACCTTGTTTAATAGCTTGTTTTCTTGCGTTTATTCTTATTCTTACACTTTCTCTATGTCCACCAGTTCCTACTTCACCAACTTTAATAAACATTTTAGCAAATGGTTCGTATAATCCATCTTCATTTAATTTCTGTCCTTCTCTCCAATCTTTATCTGCTGTGTATTTTTGTGTGATTTCTAATTTTTGTTTGTCTGATAATTTATCCCAATCTATTGGATTTCCGTCTTTATCTTTTTGTTCTTTTAACCAACACGCAAATTTTGTATTACTACTTGCAAGTCCTTCTCTCTTACCAGAACCAGTAGTTTTACAAGGTTTTTTAGCTTGGTTGTTTATTTCTTTGAAAAGTTTACCATTGGAATCTGCTAACTTTGACATTTCAACAAAATCATCATCAACTTTTACACTTTGTGTATTTTTTATAGTTGTTGATTTCATTGACTGAGCTTTCTTTATTCCGTTATCAAGAGCTTTCTTAACACTTTCTGCTATCTTTTCACCATATTTTTCTTTTATTAATTTTAATCGTTGTGCGGTTGTTGTGTTGGCTTGTCCATCATCTGCTTTATCACTTTTTTTATTAGAAACTGAAATAATCATTGTTCTACCTTTTTCGTCTTGTCCTATAGCGAAAGTATCGTGAAATTTTGAAAACAATTTCCATTCGTTTAATTCTCTTGTGTAGTATTTACAATCTTCTGATTCTGGTTTTTTACAAGCGTTATCTTTTTTCTTTTCTAAATCTTTTTTAACTTCTGCATCTATTTCCGGTGTAGATTGAAGAACATTTGCATTTTTCATACCGGATTCTTTAATAGCTTTTTTAGTAGTATACATTCCGTCAAAAGCGGCTCCGTTCCAAGAATCCATAGCAGACCTACTTTTGTCAAACTTTTTAAAAATTCCCTCATTTTCATGCATATTTCCTTGTTGTTCTATGTAGGTTTCACGCATAGCAATATATTCCTTAAACTCGTCTGAGTTTGGGTCAAGTCCTAACACTTTGGCTTTTCTTTCTTCAGCGGCTGTTGGAAATTTTTTTCTGTTTTCAATTTCCTTTTTCTTTTTATTTATAGTATCTTTGTTTTTTTCTTTAAATTCATCTATATCAATTTCATTTATTGCTGTTGTGTATTGGTTTTCTCCATAACTTGCTTTTGGCCCACCTAATCCACCTTCACCTTCAAGTCTTGATTTTCTTAAATTTTTTTGTTTTGATTTTATGTTTTTTTCAAACTCAGTATTGTCTGTTTCTGTTGGTGTGTCTGTTTTTGTTGATGTGTCTGTTGGTTCAGTTTTTTGTTTAGTAAAAACATTTACTTTCGGTTTGGTTTTTTGTGTTTCACCATCACCGGTCTTGACTAATTTTCCATCAACATTTTTGAAAAGAATACCTTTTTCACCTTCTTTACCATAACCTTTTCCTTTCCAAATTAACCCCATATCACGCATTTTCTGTTTGTCTTTATCTGATAAAGGTTTTACTTTTTCTTTTTCAGTTAAATTACTCATAACTTCTAAAATAGCTCTTGTTGGTAGTTTCATATCTTTTAGAACTTCACTCAATATAAGCATATGTTTTGGATTATGTAGATTAATCATTCCGTCATCTAATCTATATGACCACTCTACTAATATTTTTTTGATTAGATTATTCATTAATAATACCACCTCGTTCTTTATACCATTTTCTAAATTTTGCTGGTGAACCTACGGTAACTGTACCTGTTGCAAGTTTTTCAGCTGCTTTTTTGATAGCTGGATAATCATTTCTACTTAATAAAAATACATCTTTAACTTTAATTTGATTAACGAGTATTTCGTTCCACCCGTGTTCTGATGGTTTATCTTTTTGACTTAATATATTTCGTTTGATTTGTGGTTTGTATTTATCAATAATTTTATAACACATATCAATATATTTTTTAATCCATTTTCTTTTGATAGGGCCCATTATCTTTTTCAGTTCTTTTTCTTTACGCTCATAACCTCCCGTATAATCATCACCATAATAATCATTCTTATCCATCCACTTTTCTTCTTCTTTTCTTTCTATTTTATCCCAACTTCTTCTATCCATTTTCTTTTTTTCAATGGCTGATTTTAATTCTTTATACATTTTACTACCGGCAGTTTTACCTGCTAAATCTTGAATCGCAATCCATCTACGACCTGTGTTATCTGGCATTGATTGCATATCTCTTGTGCTTGCAACTAATAAAGTTCCCTCTATTTGATAAATGATACCACCACCTGATTGTATACCTTTTCCTTTTGCAAGTTTCTCACCTTTGTCTACTGATGTGAATGTAGATAGTGTTCCACTTTTTCCAACAATTCTTTGAACTTGTTGTATATCTCTTTCATATTCTGCATTACCAGTATGAAATACACTTACTTTTTCTTTACCCAATATACTTTGTATTTTTTTAGTAGACAATGGAAGATAATTAGCATACCAACGACCAAATGTTGCGTCAAATGTTGATGTTCTATGAACCGAATGAAACTTTGGTTCTTTGTGGTCTGATTCTTTTAGTAAATCTTTTAATTTTATCATCTTAATATCCCATTCCTATTGAACCTGCCGTTGGTGACATATCGTTCATATGTGATTTGTTATAATATTCCATAGTTTCTTTGTTAAATTCTTTACCATAACTTACTTTTTTAACCGGTAGATTGCTTCCTAAGGCAACAAAGATAGTTAATTTATCATCTCCGTCCAATACGAACAATCTTCCTTTTTTATCTTCAACCACTACTGGTGGTGTAAATTTTTTAGGTGGTGTTGATTTTATTCCGTCATAAATTTCTTTGTAATTAAATTTTTCTTGTCCGATTAAATTTGCAACATCTCTACCACTATTTTTGATAGAAGGTATTTTAGAATTGTTTAATCTTTTTAGTTCTTTTTCTGAAAGATATTCCAATTGGTCAATTTTCTGTAATTTAGTTAGAACATCATCTTTGTCTTTTGCAAAGTCAGGCATTACTTCTTCATATTTATTGTTGTTTAAATATTCATCGGTAATATGATTCATTTCAACCTTTGTAAAAGGACGAATATGACGATACTTAACCATTTCCATTAATCTAATCATTAAACTTCTCTGTTATATCTTGTATATTATGATAACTATTACCCCAAGCAACTTTTACTGGATAAGTGTTATTGTGTTCAATCGTTCGTTTAATTTTCTTTATAAAATCTATTCCATCTTCTTTGTGAAAATCAAACAAAAACGAATCATAACTATACAATACTATTTTTGTTTTCTTACCTTCCAATACTGGAAGTAAATCGTCTAACACTTTCATATTGTTTTCAGTTTCTAATAACTGAATGCAATAATTAAACAATTTACTTTTATTGGTAAATCTAGTATTCTTACCAATCTTTCTATTATAAATATCAGAAACTACAAAATTATTCCTTTTATACTCTTGCCATTTTTCATCAATATACTTTTGAACTTTATGGAAGAATGGTATTTTTTTGGCTATCATATAAGGGATTTCACCATACAAATATTTAAACGAAAGTGATTTAGATTTATCATAATCAACCCCATAATGATTAGCTAAATATTGGTGAACCGAACCCTCTGGAAATTTATATCCTACTATTTCTGCTATTAATCGTAAGTGATATGCATCATAATCCATTTCAATCATACAA